GTCCATGGGAGCCGCGGAGAACCGCTTCGGGACCCTCGACAAGAAGGACCAGGAGAAGGTGAAGGGACTCAACGCGGCGGTGGACAATTACGCCAACTTCTTCGGCCAGAACGGATTCGTGGCCGCGTGTTATTTATCATAGAGAATGAGAATCAAGCTAAAGAGGATTTCTTTTAGGTTAATCCATATAATGCCGGTAGATATGTTATTAGAAGGCATCAAGCCGCATGATAATCGAAAAGCTCCGAAAAAGCCTTAAAAGGCCTATAAATCGGTGTTTTAGTGCCTTTTTTTAGAAGTTTTGTTACCTGTTTTGTTACCCGTTTGGATGACATTGACTTTTCACCCCCACAGAGCCTATATTCTATGTCGGAAGGGGATTGTCCTTCGGGTGCCCTAGCCCTCAAAGAGCGCGCTTACCTTGGCGCGCTCTTTCTATTTCCAAGCTCGGACCTGCTCGGCGGTCCATCTTTCTATCGACGATCCTTTCACGATCATGAGCTTTCGCAGCGGGCTCACGGAATCCTTCCGGGTAACTCGGAGCTTGATCTCGCGGCGCAGATCCGCCTCCGGGATATCACCGGTGATGTGCAAGACTACATTCGGGGCTTGGCGTTGCCCTTCGCGGACCGACCTACTGATTGCGGCCGTCGTCATCTCCGTCGGCGTCTCCAGTTCCCAGAGTTCTCCGTCGATCAGGTAATCGGGATTTTTCCATCCTTTCCGGCTGTGTATCGGCAGTTGTTTCACGCGCCGCCCTTCCGCGGCAAGGCTTTGAGCAACCGCATGGTTTTCCTCGTACTCTTCATATCCTTTTGCGTTCTGATGCACGTCGACCCAACCGCTTCCTTTCCCCGCCTCCCGCGTATAGCCCTTCCAGACCGAATCGAAATCCGCAAGCACGTTTTCTGTTACGTTGAGTTCGTTGATCGCGCCGGTCGCGAGGCCGCGGTTGAACATGTCGGGAAGCAGCATCCAATAATTCCCGCTGTCTCCCGGGTTCCCGCCGAAGCCCGATTGCGGACGGAACTTTGCGCGAAGGCTCTTCATCGTCGGATTCGTCACACGGTCGAACGTGTCGCGGTCGGCTTTGTAAACCGATCGGATCGTGGTTCTGCAGTTGAAGTGAAAGGGCGGCCAGTGCGTTTTCCAGAACGGATGACTGTACGGGAGCACGAGGCCTCGGAGAGGACGGCAGATAGAGGAGGTCCTCTCGTCTTCGATGATGATGACTTCCAGGGCATCGGGCTTGTCCTTGTCGATGCGGATCCGCCTACCCGCGTTGTAGGCGGTCTGGATGTTGGTCCGGTAAACGGTTTCCCAGTAGTACGGGCTCGATCCGAGTTCGTCCAGGTCTTTCCAGACTTCAGCGAGACTTTCTTCTTTTTCGACTGCGTCGATAAGGCGTTCTCGGACTCGTTCGATGATGTCGTAGGAGGATAGCTTGGCAACCGTGAAAGCCCGAAAGCGGAGCTTCGGCTCCAGGGCCCTCCACTCCGCCTTGGTGACGGGAACACGGCCCTTGAGGAACTTGACCGCTTCTTCGAACGGGAGCTCTGCCGCGGGAGCGGTGGGCGATTCGTCGGCAAGGTGGAGGTCTGTCCCGACGTGGTCCATGCCGAGGAGCAGGGAGACGGAGAAAGCCCGTTCCGTCGCCTTGACGAGTGCCTCGTCTTCATCCGGCCGGAACGGAGCCTCGATTTTGTCGCGGGTGGTCGAGTCCGGCGAACCAAGGAAACGCTTATAGGCGGAGACGACGGCCGTAAGGCTTGCGGCGACGAGGTTCCGCTCCCGATCGACTGCGGCCTCGAGCTCATCGTTCTTCCTGAGTTCGTCGAGGATTACCGGATCACGATCATCCGCCGTTTTTTTTTATCAGGAGAGTCAGAGAGCCCGAAGCCGGGTTCCGGTTGTTGAGGACGAATGAACGAGTCTTCTTCGTTCCTCGGCTTGGGGAGCTTATAGTACGAGTAGAGGTCGGATTTGCTCACGGGGATCCCGCTCTCGACGGCGCTCATGACCTGCTCGAACGATGCTTTCTGCTCGACATCGAACTCCAGGGAAGATGCTGGAATCCCTTCTCCGAAGTACAGCTCGACCGCGCTGTTGACGGCTTTCTGGAGGACGCCCTGAAGCTCGAGGGCTATGCCTTTCGCGGTACCGTACATGAGTTCTACGGATACGCCGCCGAGGGACCGGTTTCCGTTTTCCGGATTGTTCGTTGCCACCGCCTGACCGGTGAGACCGTAGGCGATCTGCACGTCGCAGGCGTCAACCAAGGAGCCGAACTCGGAAACATGCCCCTCCATCCCGATTTCTTTGATTTCCTTCACGTTTCCGAGGGCTGAACCGGATCCCGAGACGAAGTTCTGAAGGAGATCAGCAAGGGTCTGCGCACGCTTCCGGATAGCGTCCTCGTCTCCCGCGAGCTCGAAAAGGGCGAGCAAGGTTTTTACGCTGAACTTCTCTGTCGCCATGAGCCAGAACTCATAGCCGGCCTTCTTGAACATCCACGGCCAGTACACGCACCGCAGGTCTGATGTCCCGTAGGGGTTCTCGTCGTCGGGGTTGTGGTGATAGAAGAGCCACTTGTGGGGATCGTCCAGAGGCCGACGCTCTCCCACGGGAACCCAGTAACACTTCCAGTCGTAGTCAAATTGGAAGCGTTCGGGCTTACGGGTGATGAGATTGTCCAAGAGCAGCGCTCCGTCTTCTTCCTTCCACACCATCTCCGTCACGGAAAAACCGTAGTCGATCGCGGCGAGCATCCGCTTCGCCTTCTGGTAGAGCCGCTGGGGCGTGAATATGGGCTGTTTTCTGATGAAGTTGTGTACCTCGTCCGGAACACCTTCGGTCTGGACGATGCGAAGCGGGAAATTGAGGACCTGGGTCTTGAGCAGACCGAGCAGACTCTTGATGCGCGGATCGGTCCTCATTTCGCGGTAGGTCGCGAAGGATCCTTTCGTGCCGACGGCGACGTCGTCGGGGTTCGGCATGTAGGAGAGGAATCGGGAGAAATCGTCCTGGATGATCTGGGCGGTGAGGACTTTGCGGCCCTGAGCCGACATCGTTTTCTTGGCCATCTACGGTCTCCTGATACGGTCGATGATGGATCTGGCGGTCACGCGCACGGCGCTCGCCGCTCGTGCGGTCGCCATCGCGACGGGAGCGTTCCCGGTCTTTCCTTCCTGTGCCTCCTCGAAGGCGTACCACAGCGCGTCCGCTTCATCGTCGAAGGCGGACTTCGGGCCGTCGGGGGTGAACATGGAGAGCTGCTCGACGAGTTCTTTCTGGTCGGCTCGGAAGCGGATAAAACCGGCCTCGATGAGGGGAGCCATCTTCTTCACGCGAGCGACCTTGGACATGCCTCCTGTCTTTCTTCCCTGGATGGGAAGCCAGACCTTCCTGCTAGCCGCCTTTTCTACGAGGTTATTCTTGTAGATCCCCTGGAAGGCGACGTCCTCGAAGCCGATCGACGCATGATTCCACACGCTGAAGGTGTCGATGATTTTCTCGAGGAACGGTCCTTCGGCGAGACGCTCTCCCCACGAGTCCAGGACGTACAGGACACCGTTATCTCCGTCTCCGAGGGTGTCCTCGGCGCATTTGTCGTGAGCGCCCGTCGCCGGGTCGATGCCGCCGTATTTCCTCATCTTCGCGAGAAGGCCGTTGATTTCGGCCATCTCATAATAGTGGAATTTCTTGATGATCGAGTCCTCGGAGGAGAGGGGCTCGTTCATCATCTCCGTCGACCACGCCGCGGATCCGAGTTCGTCTTCTTTCTTCCGGAGTTTCTCCTCGGTCCAGTATGCCGGCCAGAGAGACTCCCCGGAGGGCGTCCGAGCTGCGAAGCGGAATCCTACCCAGCCCTTGAGCTGTCCGTCCGTGAGTTCCTTAAGAAGCCTGCAGACGATGTCGTCCTCGTGGAAAATCGTATTGATGAGGACGGGAAAAATATCCTTTCCAAGGGGAAGCACCACCCGCTTGAACCACCGGTAGCGCTTGTTGCGTCCTTTCTTGGACGAGGCGATCTCATCGGTCATGATGTCGTCGCAGATCGCGATGTCCGGCCGGTCCGGGCCGTTCTTGATACCGCGGGTGGAGGAGCCTGCTCCGCGTGCGGCGATCGCGAGGCCGTTCGCGAGCGTGATCTTGTTCGCCTTCCACACCTTCCCTTTCATGTCGCCGAAATCCTCGTAGAGGAGTTCGTTCTGCTCGAACTCATCCTTGATGGACTGCAGACCATCATTCGCCGCGGTCTGCGATCCACCGAAGATGATGGGGAAGCGCCGCTTCTTGTAGAGAACAAGCCAGATCGGGAAGGCGAGGCCGAAGCGGGTCGTCTTCGAGAACCCACGGGGCTCCACGTCGATGATGCCCGCGATCTCGTCGGTCGCGCTCATGTATTTGTGGTACTTCTCCTTGATGAGGGGCTTGAGAGCCTCGATAGTCTCCTGATTGAGGCTCCCCGAGGACACGATGTCCATGAGGATCCGGTGGTAGAGCGCGGGTTCCGACCCGAAGTAGTGCGGGAAATAGGTTGAGCAGAATTTAAAGAAGTCGTGCTCACAGGAGTCGCGGCGCTTCGAGCTCGCGCTCTTTCGGGAGGCGTCTTCTTTCGATCCGACGATATCGGAAACGATGGATCCGCTCATGCCGCGGGGGCCTCCATTCCGCCCACGAGCATGGTCATGCGCTGAAGGAGGTCGGGATGATTTTTCAATTCCTGCTTGAGCGCGTCGATGACGGCCTTTTTGGCGGCCTCGAATCCGCTCTGATACTTGAGACGGAGCGAGGCGACTCGGGTTTGCGCCGTCGCCATCCGTCCGATCGCGAGCGCAGCCTCCCCCGGATCGTCGAACTCGATGGCCTCGATGCCCTGGACCTCGCGGTAGAGGAGTCCGGTGAACTTGGCGATCACAGCCTCGGCGATGTCCGTGTTCGGGCTCGACTTGTAGGCGTCGAGAAGAACACGGGCCTCCTCAGACACGGCCTTGAGGTCTCCGGCCTGTTCCTTGGCCGTCTTATACGCTCGTCGGATGGATTCGCGGCTGATGTCGATCCCCTCCGAGCGCAGAGCGTCCGCGATCTGGACGTGGGTCATTTTATCCTCGTCATGCATAGCGACGATGCGCTCGACGAGCTCGTTCAGGTCCGCCTTCGACCTTCGTCCCATGGCTACACCTCCGCGACGATGGTGATCCCCGCGTCGGAAGTGGTTCCGTCGCAGAGGTCGATGCCCGCGGCGTTGATGGTGTAGGTGGAAAGCTTCTCCAGTTTGCGCGCCGGGTGCGGGACCTCCCGCTTATCCACGTAGCCCTTGGAGGCGAGGTACTCCAAGGAGTCCACGATGTCATCTTTCCGGTAGTACTCGTAATAGATACCGACGACTGTCATGGAGTCGGTCCCTTGGGGAAAGAGCTCCCGGAGAAATTGCAGGATCTTGCCCCTGAGGGTATTGTCCCTAATCGCCATTCTTCGCTCCTTTCTGCATCGCTATCTTGATCAGGCTCGGTATCAGAGCGTTCATGTCCTGCCTGACTCCC